AGCGATAACACACTAGAACTAGCAGTTGGGGCTTATACTATATTTGGTTTCGATGTCAGTCCTTCGAGAAGGAACGCATCTTTAGTCGCTGGACAATTACTTCCAGATGGAAGGATTGGCATCGGAATTATGGAGACTTGGACTTCTCAAGTCGCAGTTGATGATCTAAAGATTGCAGCTGCCATTAAAGGCTGGTGTGACCTTTATAGACCGCGCCTAGTCTGCTACGACAAGTACGCCACACAATCAATAGCCGATAGATTGAAGCAGGCTGGAGTTATGACCGAGGATGTCTCAGGCCAGCAGTTCTATCAGGCCTGTGGTGATCTATTGACTGGATTGGTGACACATAAGGTCGTTCATAATGGTCAGGTAGAATTAGTCCAGCAATTCAATAACTGTGCAGCTAAGGTCAATGACTCAGCTTGGAGAATCATAAAGCGTAAATCCGCAGGCGATATAAGTGCCATTATTGGAGTTGCAATGACTGTAAGCAAGTTAATGCTTCCAGCACCTAAACCTCAGATTTATACCTAGACACACCTTAGGTGGTATGTCAAATACTTGACATGTGCTACCATTTATGTCTATGGGTCGCATCTTGCAAACATTCGGTCTCCAGACAAAGCCTTTACTTGAAGCCCAGTCTGCACCTCAAGTTCTTGGTGAGTATTCACCTTATGCAATGCCCTTTCAATATGCTTTCGTTAGCAGAGAAGATGCTCTTAGCGTACCCGCATTAATGAGATGCCGAAATCTTTTAGCTGGAACAATCGGTGCAATTCCGATGGAGCTTTACAAAAAATCTACTAATGAAGCAATTGGCTCTCCTCTATGGATAGAGCAACCTTCTTATTCACAGCCACGATCTGTAACGATTGCATTTACAGTTGAAAGTTTGCTCCTATATTCGCAGGCCTTCTGGAAATGCGTTGAGATTTATTCCGAGGATGGCAGGCCTTCGCGCTTTGAATGGATTGCTAACAACCGAGTCACTGCAACACTTGATAGCACTAACACTTTTGTAAAATCTTATGCTGTTGATGGCATGACTTTACCAATGGACGGCTTAGGAAGTTTAATCACATTCCAGAGCCTGCTTCCTGGAATCTTAACTACTGGCATTCAAACAATCCGCGCAGCTATTGATGTGCAAAAAGCAGCAGCAGTCTCAGCTTCCCAACCAATGCCAACTGGCATACTTCGGAACAATGGTGCAGACCTTGATCCTAAAGAAGTTTCTGGATTATTAGCTGCTTTCAAAAGCGCAAGAAATAATCGTTCCACTGCTTACTTGACTTCTACTCTTGAGTATGTTCCCGTTCAATTTTCACCTAAAGACATGATGTATGGTGAGGCAATTCAAAATCTTGCAACTGAAATTGCTCGCTTATGCAATGTTCCAGCAATCTATGTATCTGCTGACCAGAACTCGAGTTATACATACAATAATGTCCAAGACGAGAGGAAACAGTTTCTTCAGCTATCTTTGCAGCCTTTCATTAGTGCAATAGAAGATCGCTTGTCTATGGATGATATTACTGCTCGAGGCAATGTAGTGAAGTTTGATATTGACAAGAACTTCTTGCGCACTGATCCAATGCAAGAACTAGCAGTGATTGAGAAACTACTTAGCCTTAATCTAATTACGCAAGAACAAGCTATGGGAATGACTGATCTAACACCTAATGGAAGTCAAGGTATGCAATGAACCAAGTAATCACCTTCTCAGCTGAACTAACAGCTGACTCAGCAAGTCGCACTATCTCAGGCAAAATTGTGCCTCTTAATGTTGAAGCAGGCTCAACTAATATGGGCAAAGTAATTTTTCAGTCTGGCTCTATTGAGATTCCAGACCCTAAAGCAATCAAGTTACTCAGCCAGCACGATAACAAGAAGCCTCTAGGTCGCATGGTCTCATTTAGCGAGTCAGAAGATGCAATCCATGCAGTGTTCTCTGTCTCTCGCTCACAGCGCGGTACAGAAGCTCTTATTCTTGCAGAAGAAGGATTGCAGTCAGGATTGAGCATTGGGGCAGAAGTCCTCAAGTCTAAAATCAAGGATGGCGTGACTTATGTGTCTGCTGCTCGCTTGGTCGAAACAAGTTTAGTAACAGAGCCAGCATTTAAGTCGGCTCAAGTTACTGATATTGCAGCAGAAGAATCTGCTGTGGAAGAAATCACCCAACCAACAGAAAGCGAGACAGCCACCGTGGAACAAACCACTTCAGCAGTCGAAGCAACACCAGTTGAAGCACCAGCGGTTGAAGCTGCTCGCCCAACTGTTTCAGCAGCATACTTTACAAAGCCACGCATCGAATTGACAGCAGCTAAGTATGCAGAAAACACAATCCGCGCAGCACTAGGTGACGAAGATGCTCGCCAGTACCTACGCGCAGCAGATGACACATCAGATAACGCTGGTCTAGTACCAACACGCCAGTTGTCAGAAATCATCAACCCACTCGGTACAACAATCCGTCCTTCAATCGAAGCAATCTCTCGTGGAGTATTGCCAGATGCAGGTATGACTTTTGAGATTCCAAAAATCACAGCAATGCCAACTGTTGCAGTAACAGCAGAAAACGCAGCATTCTCTGACACAGATCAGAACTCAGCTTACCTATCAGTAGATGTAAAGAAATATGCAGGACAGCAGACATTCTCTGTTGAATTGCTAGATCGTACATCTCCAGCATTCTTTGATGAGCTAGTACGCAACATGGGCGCAGCTTATGCTAAGGCAACAGATGCAGCAGTGAATGCAGCAATCATCACAGGTGCATCACTAGATGCAACAACAACAACAACTTATCCAACAGCAGCAGAACTTCTCGGAGTTGTTGCTCGCGGTGCAGCTTCTGTCTATAACGCAACACTTGGATTACCAAATCCATTTGCTCGCAACATGATTGTGAATACGAGCCAGTGGTCAAACATCATGACACTAAATGACTCTGGGCGTCCTATCTATACAGCTTCACAGCCACAGAACGCAGGCGGAGCAGTATCACCAACAGCATTACAAGGTAATGTCGCTGGTTTGAACTTATTTGTAACTCCTAACACAGCTTCTGGTACAGACACAGATGGTTCAATCCTCATCGTCAATCCAGATGCATACACATGGTATGAATCACCTAACTACCGCCTACGCGCTGAATCTACAGCAGCGGGAAGCATCACCATTGGTTACTATGGCTTTGGTGCCATCGCGACCAAAGTGGGCGCGGGCGCATTCAAGAATAACAAGGCGTAAGCCACACTAAGTCGCTCTGGGGAGTAGTAGCCCTCTACTCCCCAGAGTCTTTAGAAAGGAATGGGAATGGCACTTACAACAGTTTCAGAACTCCGCACAACTCTCGGAGTCGGTACTTTGTATGCAGATGCCACTCTTCAAGAAGTATGCGATGCATCTGATGCAGTCTTACTTCCAATGCTATGGAACAATTACACATTTAATGTGGCACACAGCAACACAACAACAGAGGGCACTCTATATTTTAATGAATCTATAAAAGATGTTTTTTATGTAGGTCAAACAGTAACGATTACTGGTAATGGCGCACCACATAACGGATCTAAAGCGATTACTGGTATGAGCGATACATCTATTACTTATGCGGTAACAGGTTCCCCAACAGCACAGCCTCGACATACAGTTGCACCTTTTGGACAAGTTGCAGTTGTCGCAACAGTTGATTACACAACCGATACAGCAATCCAGAACGCAGCTTTAATGATATCTGTTGAAATCTGGCAAGCGCGTACAGCCACCCTTTCAGGCAGTAACGCAGTCGATTTCCAGCCAAGCCCTTACCGAATGAGCGCACAGCTTCTCGCTAAGGTGCGAGGATTGATAGCCCACGCACTAGACCCACGCTCGATGGTGGGATAATGCCAGTTGCGCTTACTACTCTTAGAACGACATTAGCCACAGCTCTAGTCGATAACACAAAGTGGCAAACCTTTGCATTCCCGCCTGCCACAGTATTGGCTAACTCAGTCATAGTCAGCCCAGCAGATGAATACATCACGCCAAGCAATAATGCCCGCAACACAGTAAGCCCCTTGGCTAATTTTAAGATTATTATTACAACACCTTTATTTGATAATGAAGGCAACCTAAACGGCATAGAAGATTTTGTAGTGCGAGTGTTTAACCTTCTCGCTGCATCTACTTTGACCTATAATGTAAGCGCAATCAGTGCGCCTAGTGTTCTCAATGCTGCTTCGGGAGACCTACTCAGTTGCGAGATGTCCGTATCAATCCTAACAAGTTGGAGCTAACATGTCACTAACACCAGAGGATTTGGCCTTCTTGAAGAAGATTGGTCAAGTCAGCGAACCAGCACCAAAGCCAGTATCAACCAAGAAAGATGAGGAATAATCAATGGCAATTTTCTTAAACAATAAAGTAGGCTTTAAGGTTGCCACAATCAATCTTTCAGACCATGTAACTGCATTCACTCTTAATCGTCAAGTAGATGCTCTAGAAGTAACAGCAATGGGCGATACAGCTCATAAGTTCGTTGCAGGCCTAGCAGCAGACACAATCACAGTTTCATTCCTAAACGACACAGCAGCATCGAATGTTCTTGCAACACTCCAAGCTGCTTTTGGTTCAACTGTTGCATGGCAGGCAATTCAAGATTCTTCTGCTGCTGTATCAGCTACAAACCTTCTATACTCAGGTACAATCTTTGTTGATAACCTAACAGACATCAACGGCGCAGTAGGCGATGAAGGAATGATTGACATTACATTCACATGTAACAGCAAGACTTCTTACGCATCTACAGGTACTTGGTCATAACCAACTAAACAAAGGGGCAACTCATGGCAAGACTAAAGATAGTTCGAACAGACGGAAGCGTTATTGAGGGTGAGATTACTCCAGCAGTGGAGTATTCATTCGAGTTATTCGCTAAAAAGGGTTTCCATCGCGCTTTTCGAGAAGAAGAAAAGCAGACGGATGTTTATTGGTTAGCATGGGAAGTCACACGCAGATCAGGTGAAACTGTTAAGCCGTTCGGGATTGAGTTTATTGAGACACTTAAGAGTGTTGAGGTACTTGACTCAGACCCTTTAGCTTAAAGCGCGATTATCCATTCACCTACTTAATAGCTCGCTTGAGCATTAGGTTGGGAATCGCGCCACAGCAGTTATTAGAGCTAGACCCAATAATGCTTAAAGCCTTGTTGCAGGGTCTCAAAGATGAAGCAAAGGAGACCAGCGATGCCAACAGAAATAAAGGGCGCACTCGCACTCCGTAAGGCTCTAAAAGAGTTTGCTCCAGATTTAGCTCTTGAAACTCAAAAAGAATTAGGCAATCTTCTTAAGCCAATTACTAACAAGGCCAGAGGATTTATCCCATCACAATCTCCTTTAAGTGGCTGGGGTAAAAGCAGTTCAACTGTTTGGGGTACTGATCGTAAGTGGAGTTCAGGCAAAGCAAAGCGCTACATTGGATATAAGACCACGCCATCAAAGCCTAATGACAAAGGGTTTAGAGCATTGGCTCGTATTGTCAATGCTTCTGCTGCTGGTGCAATCTATGAGACTGCTGGACGCAAGAACCCTTATGGCCGTGAGCAAGCTCCTATGGCTAGAGTTGTGCGTGAGAGTCAAGCCAATTATGGCAAGATGATTCGCTCTGGCACTAAAGAGCAATCAAGAAGCAATAACCCGCAAGCGGGCGCACAATTTATTGAAGCCATGAATAGTTATGGCCAGATAGTAGATGCAAATAATCAGACTGGTGCAGGTCGTAGGTCACGCAAAATGAAGGGTCGCGCAATCTTTAGAGCATGGAAAGAAGATGGCGGTAAGACCAATGCAGCAATTATTAAAGCGATTGAAAACTCTAAAGTAAAGTTTTATGCAGAGATGAGAGCTAAATAATGGCCGTTGATCCATCAGTAGTTATTAACTTAGCAGCCGAATACACTGGCAAGAGAGCCTTTAAGCAGGCTGATACAGCAACTACTAGCTTGATGAAAAATGTCAAGAAGTTAGCAAAAGCAATAGGTCTTGCTTATGGAACTTCAGCTGTTATTGCTTATGGTAAGGCTTCTGTTAAAGCATTCTCTGATGATGAAGCATCAGCATTACGCCTTACTCGTGCAGTAGAGAATCTAGGAATTGGCTTTGCTAATCCAGCGATTACTGACTACATAAAAAATCTAGAGAAATCGTCTGCAATTGCCGATGATATTTTGCGTCCATCGTTTCAATCTTTATTGACCACGACTGGCTCACTTACAAAGTCTCAGGAATTACTAGCTAATGCAATCACAATTAGCCGAGCTTCTGGCATTGACCTTGCCACAGTAACTGATGATCTCGGCAAAGGTTATGTAGGAATTACAAAAGGTTTAACCAAATACAATACAGGCTTAACTAAGGCAGAACTTACATCTAAGTCATTTGCTGAGATTCTAGGCGTAATGCTTACTAAGTCTGCTGGAGCTGCTGAAGATTATCTTGGCTCTACATCTTATACAATCGCTCAATTATCTATTGCTACAGGCAATGCTTCAGAAATTATTGGTGGGGGTCTAGTAGATGCCTTTGCTCGTATTGCTGGTGGAACAGAAGCCAGTGATGCTGCTACAGCCATTGAAGCCATTGCAACAGCTATTGCCAATGTTGAGCGCGCCATCGGTGTAACTCTTGGAGCCATCCCTAACCTTCTCAAAAATCTCAAGAATCTTCCTTCTCAAATCTTTTCAGGCTTTGCTGGTAAAGTTGCTGGTGTCAATATCCCAGTGGTTACTAAAAAGGCTGAGAATAAACTTACTTTGTCTCAAATCCAACAGCAAGAATTATTGGCTAAACTAGAAGCAGCAGCTAATAAGCGCGCCAAAGAACTTCTCGCCCTCAAGAATAAGCAAGTCCAATCAGACAAGTTAAAAAATGCAGTTGCTAAGGCTAACCTAGCTCTTAACAAGGGCACTGATGTATTCAATCTAGATGCTATCCAAATCAATGCAGCTATGATTAACCAGACTGAGCAACTAGGCAAGGTAACAAGTCAGGCTCAACTCCTAGCCCTAACTAACGATATTGCCCGACTAAGAATTAAGCAGGACATCCTTGATCTGGAGGCTGCTATTGCTTCAGGCGATGTCAAGGCCATTGAAGCAGCTACGGCTAAACTCAATAAAGACCTTCTCATTCTTAGCGCATTACAGAATCAGAAACTAACTCTTGTACAGATTGAGTCTATCCTTGCTGGGCTATTGCCTAAAGACTTAATCAATTTGGCTAACCTCACCGAAGCTCTTAGACTGCTTGGGCTTATTGCTGGTGGCGGCGGTGGCGGCGGTGGCGGCGGTGGCGGCGGTGGCGGCGGAGTTTCAGATGCAGGCATTCCAATTGGGGATTTTGTACAACCAATCCCAACCAGCGGAGTCTCAATGCCAGCAATCCTTGAGTTTGCTGCTGCTGCAACAGAACGAGCCAATGCTATGGCTGCACTTATTGAGCGACAGAATCAAGTTGATGCAGCATCACTGGCTAATAGTTCTCTCAATAAATTTGCAGTAACTATTAACACAGGCATCGGAGACCCTAACGCCATTGCTGAGGCAGTCAATCAAGTTATTCAGGATGCTGTAGATCGTGGAACCTTGCGTGGCGGGGCTTACTAATGGCTTGGCTTCCAGAATGGCGAATCACTGTTGGCGATGATGTCTATACAACAGTCACCAATGTAAGCTTCTCAACTGGTCGCATTGACATTGACCGACAAGCTACTGCTGGCTATTGCAGAGCAGAGATAGTCAATACCACAGGCGCAGATTTCACCATTAATATCACTGAAACAATTACCCTAGAACTCAAGAACAGCTCTGGCACTTATGTCACTGTTTTTGGTGGTGAGGTTTCAGACTTTACTATTGGGGTGCGAAGCCCAGAGGAAAACGGCTATGTTACCTATGGGAACATCTTGGGTATTGGCTCACTATCTAAGGTCACTAAGGCCGTCTATAATACTGCCCTAGCAGAAGGCTTAGATGGCGCACAAATAGCAGCCATTCTTGGTGCAGCTCTTAATCTATCTTGGGCTGAAGTAACTCCCACCCTTACTTGGGATACCTATCCTGCAACTGTCACATGGGCTACTGCTGAGTCTTACATTGGCACTATTGACTCTGGCTTCTACACAATGATAAATCTTGCAGCTAGTGCTACGGCTAAGTCCAGCAGCCTAGTAGATCAGATAGCAACATCTGCTTTAGGTCAGGTATATGAAAATAACTATGGCTTGGTCTGTTATGACGATGCAGATCATAGAACTACTTATCTTTCAACCTATGGCTTCACTAACCTAGACGGCTCATACACAGCCCCTGCAAGCATTAGGGCAACTACTCAGACTGCCCGTATGCGTAACTCCCTTATTTATCGCTACGGGGCTAGTTATGGTTCTACATACTCCACATCGGATGCAGACTCGATTGCCACCTACGGCACATTCGAAAAATCCACAGATTCCAACATCAAGGGTCTAACTGACATTACTTCTATTGCTACGCGTGACCTTGCATTGCGTAAAGACCCTAGAACACAGCTTGAAGCCATCACCTTTAGACTTGACAATCCAGACATGCCAGATGCTATGCGCAATAGCCTTATCAGCGTGTTCTTTGGTCAGCCTGTCTATATCAACAATCTGCCATCTAACTTCTTTGGTGGAGCTTATGACGGCTTTGTTGAGGATATAACCTTTAAGGCTACTCCTAATTATGTGGATGTAACCTTGTTCGTATCAGCTACAGACTTCTCCATTGTGACACCACAGTGGGAAACAATCGTCCCATCTTCAATAATCTGGAGCGGTGTAAATGCTACACTTATCTGGTCTAACGCGACAGGAGCATTAAACTAATGGCATCGACAACTACTAACTATGGGTGGGTAGTACCTACATCCAGTGATCTGGTCAAGAATGGCGCAACTGCCATTTCAACTGTGGGTCAGGCTGTGGATACATTTTTGTTCCGACCATTTACAAAAAATGGTGTGCTTAATGGAGCAATGGACATCTGGCAGCGTGGCACTTCTGTAACACCTACAACAAATGCTGGAGCATACACAGCAGATAGATGGTATGTCACACGCGGATCTAATACTTCGGCGACTGTTAGCCGACAAGTAACAGGCGATACAACAAACCTACCTTTTATTCAATACTGCTCACGCGTACAAAGAACAGCTGCAAGCACTACTACAACAGATGTTGCTTTTGGACAAATGATGGAAAGCGTTTCATCTATCCCTTTTGCAGGTCAGACAGTAGTTCTCAGTGGTTACATTCGCAAGGGCGCAGACTTCAGTGCAGCTTCTAATGTTCTTACAATGCAACTTGTTACAGGCACAGGCACAGATCAAAAACAAATGGATGGTGGTTACACAGGATCAGCTGTGTCTGTTACTGGCAATGCAACGCTAACAGCTACATGGCAACGCTTTAGCATTACTGGCACAATTCCAGCAGCTACGACAGAAATTACACCAAAGTTTATTTACACGCCTACAGGCACAGCAGGCACTAATGATTACTTCGAGGTAACTGGGGTGCAACTTGAAAATAGCAATCAAGCAAGCCCATTTACTCGCGCTTCTTCGACTGGAATTGCTGGAGAATTAGCCGCTTGTCAGCGTTATTACTGGAGACAGACTGGCCCAAATGCTTATTCAGCATTTTCCACTGCAGGTGCGTCAGCAAGTACAGTCCAAGCCGTTGGTATCTTTATGAATCCAGTACCTTTAAGAGTGGTTGCAACATCAGTAGATTTTTCAAACATTGAATTGAGAACCGCCTCAAGTTCTGGTTATCCAATAACAGGTTTTACTTTGGATACTACATCTTCAAGCAACATAATCAGTTATGCCTATGGAACAATTACAAGCGGTCCAACAGCAAACACATTTGGTAGAATAAACGGAAGCAATAACGCTGCCGCTTATGTCGGATTTAGTGCGGAGTTGTAAAATGGAAAATGTGACTTTTATCAAATCAACTGGTAGCGATGGCGTAGAAAGAGAACACGCTTTAATTGACCACGGCAACGGGGAATATACCTCAATGCCTAAGTCGGTCTATGACAAGCAACAGGCACAGGCGGAAGAATCCACACCAATGGTTTCAGATGAAGCCTCATCTAAGTAAAGCTGCTATTCAATTAAGGGAACAGCTAGATGATTCCTTCCCAGATCGCGATAGGGCATCGGATGGTTGGCTCGGTGATACCCGACACGCTACTCGCAAGTCTGATCATAATCCAGATGAGCAGGGCTGGGTTCGTGCCATTGACATTGACGCAGACCTTTTCGGTGCAGGAGTCAAACCGCATATCATGCCAGACCTTGCAGATCAACTTCGAATCAGTTGCAAGTCTAAGGCAGAAAAGCGCATCTCGTACATTATTTTTAACGGCAGGATTGCGTCTCCCATCCTTAACTGGAAGTGGCGCAACTACACAGGGGCTAACAAACACACTCACCACATGCATGTTAGCTTTAAGAAAGAAGCTGACTTACTGGGTGAGTTTTATTCGATACCTATGTTAGGCGGAAACTAATGAACATGAAGAATCCTTACATCCTTACTGCTGGAGCATTTCTATCAGCTTGGGCTGCATCTAACTTTGCAGCTGATTATCGTGCAGTTCTTTGGGCTGTCCTTGCTGGTGTCTTTGGTTACGCGACTCCAAAAAAGTGACACAATCCGATTTCTTTACGCTCTACTTAGGCACACTGGCAATAGTCGGTGGCCTGTCAGGTTATGTAATTACGCACTTGTTGTCTGAGATTAAAAGACTCAACACGCGAGTCGATGAAATCTACAACATCTTACTAGACAGGTAACATTCTGCTATGGCAAGAAAAGCAAAGGCGTTAGAAGAGCAAGGTTATTCAGCTCTTGATGCTTACTGCATTGGGTTGCATGAATACTGGAAATCATTACGCAGGGCAGGCTTTGCAGAAGGCATTGCTCTATTCATGATTACTGATACCCAATCTTATCCAGCATGGATATTGCCACATCCTGTCGATCCAGAAAAGTTCGGCAATTACGAAGATGAGGACGATGACTAAAGCCCGCTATCTTGTTATATCGGATTTACAAATCCCGTACCATCACGAAGCAGCTGTAAAGAATCTAATCAAGTTAGTAAAGCGGGAGAAGTTCGACCTTATCCTAAATACAGGCGATGAGTTAGACATGCAATCCCAGTCGCGTTGGGCGCAGGGAACCAAGCTTGAGTGGGAAGGTACGCTAGATGCTGACAGAAGCCTTGCGCAAGATATTCTCTATGAACTCGGCACAACAGATGTCACTCGGAGCAATCACACAGACCGCCTATACCACACACTATTACGCGCACCTAGCCTCATCGGATTACCAGAACTGGAATACGCAAAGTTTATGGACTTCGCTGGACTCGGAATCCGCTTCCATAAAAGACCATTCGAGTTTCACAAGGGATGGGTCTTAGTTCATGGCGATGAAGGATCAATGAACTCCAATGCTGGACTCACAGCTCTTGGGCTGGCTAAGAAGTTCGGCAAGTCTGTGGTCTGTGGTCACACTCACAGGGCAGGCATTAGTGCCTTCACAGAGGGCATAGGAGCCTCATACAGGACTCTTTGGGGCTTAGAGGCAGGAAATGTTATGGACAAGAAGAAAGCCTCTTATTTGAAGGCTGGAAGCGCAAATTGGCAGATGAGCGTAGCAGTCATTGAAACACATGGAGACCGCGTAAGCCCGATGTTAGTGCCTATCAATAAGGATGGCTCATTCACATTGTACGGAAAGTTGTACCAGTAGAATCGTTATCGTTTCGTTATCTAAATGTGTTGGACTTTGTCAGATATGCGTGAGACCGTAATCCTGTAGCCAATCAAGGGCATTGGCACAGATAGGTACAAAATGAGCAACAATGACAAGCTGCTAATTATCTGCCTTATAGGGGCAGGTATTAGCTTTATTATATGGATATTGCAATCCTACAAAGAAGCCTATGATCGTGGGCATCGTGATGGCTGGCATAAAGGCAGAGCAGTCAATCGTGCAGATTTTTGGCAAGAATGAAACATGCAGAGATACTTAGTTCTGCCACCGACCTTTACTCGGACAGAGGACTCGCTTACGGCCACCCAAGTGACAATATGGCACGAGCAGCACGACTTATCAGTGCCTACCTTGAAATGCCAGTGGAAGATTACCAAGTTGCAGTTATCCTATCGCTGGTCAAAATTGCAAGGACAATCGAAGATGGATCAAGAGTCGATTCTTGGATTGATGGAGCCAGTTATCTAGCAATTGCTGGACAACTTAAGACAGAGGAGAATGCACTCTATGTTTAATTTAGCCGACTATGAACCAGTGGAGGTTCGACTTGAAAAGTTCATTAAGGACTATCCAGATTTTCGTATTAGCACTGAGTTGGAAGTTGTGGAAGCTACTAGATATATCGTTAAGGCATATCTCTTTAAAACTAGCCAAGATAGCATCGCATGGGCGACAGGGTACGCGGAGGAGACAGTTAGCACTCGCGGGGTCAATCAAACTTCTGCATTGGAGAATTGCGAGACATCTGCAATTGGCAGAGCGCTTGCAAATGCGGGTTATGCTCCTAAAGGAAAGCGTCCTTCTAGAGAAGAAATGAGCAAGGTTGCACCTAACCATCCAGCTCTCAAAGTAGTTAAGCAAGAAGTAAAGCCAGCACCACAGGACATCAAAGAAGGTGATGTGGATTACTGGACTACACCTATTGGATCATCTGTCAAGACCACACTAGCTCCAGTTACTCTGGAGTCAGCAATGGCAACAGTGACAGAGATTCTAGGCACTGCAGAAGCTATGGATGCACCTAGTTGCAATCATGGCCACATGGAATGGCGTACTGGTAACTCAAAAGGTCGTGACTGGGCTGGATTCTTCTGCACCACCAAAGGTCAAAGTGGTGGTATGGATAAATGTCCAACGCATTGGTACAACCTTTCAAGCGATGGAAAATGGCAACCGCAGAAGGCGAGGGTATAATGGGATATATTGAAGTTCATACACCCTATGGCTGGGTTAATCTTGATGATGTACCACTGGTCAATGAGATTCCATGTCAGTTATGTAATGCACTCACAATGATTCACGATCTAACATTTACAGTAGCGCAAGATGGCTTGATTAAGCTTTCAGCGACATGGCAATGTAGTAAGTGCAAGGCAGTCAATGGATAAGGAAAGGCTACTTATGGTATTGACACTAGCTCTATTCATTGGCGGTATTGCAATGGGATTTATGGCTGGGTTAGCACATTAGTCAGCATAGAAAGCACCGAGGTTTCCGCACAGAGCGCGTGGTCGCACAGTACCTATCGACTGTATGGCCATTCGCTAGTGTGGGAAGGGGGAATGGTAAAGACATTCAATCAGTGCCTTTTGACTGTGAAGTTAAGGCAAGGGCTGGATTCCAACCAAAGGCAGTCTTGGAGCAGATTCGTAAGCGCACAGCTATTTCGGGGGAATTAGGCTTTGCAGTCTTGCGACTCAACGGGCAGGGAGAAAATGCAGCGGAGTATGCGTGCATCATCCAGCTCCAAGACTTGCTTCCACTTCTAGAATTAAAGTATGGTCATATTAAAGTTGATCCAGAAGATGCAGATATAGAACGCTGTAGCTGTGGGTCATGGATGATTGGGGAATGTAAAACATGCCAGCCTACGATTACAAATGTGGAAGATGCGGATTAAAAAATGAACTGCATCATGGTTGGCATGATAAACCCACAGTTCTATGCACTTATTGCAATGAACCTATGATTAAAGTTATTAGTCCAGTAGGGGCAATCTTCAAAGGTACTGGATGGGGCAAAGATAAATAAGTTATGCACACCTGTGGATAAGTAGGGGCAAAACTTCACTTCACGCTTAGTTAGGACACGAGTTATGCACATCTTGACACGGTATGGTACGCTAACGGCGCAGAGCCTTCCAAAGGCTCACCGCAAGCCCTATCGGGGCGCAGCTTGCGGGGTGCTAGTAGCTATTGGGATAGCTCTATGCAGTATGCCTGATGCAGGTAGCTCTAATATGAGCAATATTAAAATGACACCTAAACAGTATGCAAGATATTCACTTAATGATCTAAAAGAATATAAATGTTTAGCTGTGTTATATGGTAAAGAATCATCATGGAATTACAATGCATACAATGCCAGTAGTGGTGCAGTAGGCATACCTCAAGGCAAAAGTATCTATCTATTAACAGCTACTCCAATAGAGCAAACTGAATGGGGCTTACGCTATATTAAGCATAGGTACTCAACACCATGTAGAGCCTTAGCACATTGGAGTAAGTACGGATGGCACTAAGAGATGCAAGCCATAGAGAGCTTGGATTGCAGAAGTGGAAAGACCAACGCCTTAGAGTATTAAAGCGTGATGGTTATATCTGTGCATACTGTGGTCAGGAAGCAGACCAAGTGGATCATGTGATACCACGCAAGGTAGGTGGTACTCATGACTTGGATAACCTAGTTGCCTGCTGTAAGAGCTGCAATAGTAAGAAGGGTGCGCTTGATGAAGGCTCTTTTTTAGGCGTACGCTCTACCCCCCCTGTCTTTTCAGGGCATATCTCCACGATGCAGTCCAAACCGATGCCAGACAGTCCTTTTACGCTCAAACCTAATCCGAGTCAATGACAACTAAGACCAAAGCTAAACCGCCACTACGAGGGGCAACTAAACCAAGGGTTCATAGCCCACTTCTTAAAGGCAAATCACGCTCTGAAGAAGTCTTAGAGATGATTGAGCGTCTAAAGATGGACAAGCTCATGCCTTATCAGGAGTTCATCCTTAAACAAATGATGATGGTGGATAAGAAAGAGCAATACAGAGTTAAGACTGCCCTGCTGCTCATTTCAAGACAGAATGGCAAGTCTCACTTAGGCAGAGTGCGTGTTATCTGGGGCATGTTCTATGGCAATGAGAAGAAGCACATCATCATGTCCTCTAACCGAGCAACTGCCCTTATGACCTTTAGAGAAATTGCATGGATCATAGAATCAACCCCAGAACTAAAAGCAATGACTAAGGCAGTGCGATATGCCAATGGCGGGGAACGAATAGAGCTGCTCAATGGTGCAACACTTGACCTAGTATCAGATACCCGAGACTCAGCCCGTGGTCGCACAGCTGACTTCTTATGGATTGATGAAGTGCGAGAGATATCTGAGGATGGCTATAAGGCTGCTATCCCAACAACTCGCGCTAGAGCTAATGCTCAAACATTTTTGACTAGCAACGCTGGCGATGCATTCTCAACAGTTTTGAATAATTTGGTCGAGCGCGCCAAAGATTACCCGCCAGAGACTTTTGGCTACTATGAGTATTCTGCGCCACAGTATTGCAAGATAGACATTAGATCAGAATCCTTTTGGCAAGATTCTGTAGCACCCAGTAATCCTGCACTTGGATTTACTGTCACTAAAGAATCTATTGAAGAAGCTATAGCTACTGCTCCTATTGAGACCACTCGTACTGAGACTTTATGCCAGTGGATAGATTCGCTTCAAAGTCCTTGGCCTCATGGCATTCTTGAGGAGACTAGCGATAACACACTAGAACTAGCAGTTGGGGCTTATACTATATTTGGTTTCGATGTCAGTCCTTCGAGAAGGAACGCATCTTTAGTCGCTGGACAATTACTTCCAGATGGAAGGATTGGCATCGGAA